GCTGTTTTTGCTCTCCAATATTCTATATCAACTTGGCGTGGCTCATTCAGATTATCTGTAAAATATAAAACACTATCTAAAATACTAACTCCTGTTATTAAATTAGCTTCATTAAAATTTAAAACGCTGCCAGTATCAACTAAAATTCCGTCGATAGCTTCTGTAGCAACATTATATTCAGCAATCATATCTTTACCTGCAGAAGTTATAAACCAATATATCTTATCGTTTTCAGTATCTTTGACATGCCCAATACAATGAGCATTAGTTAAACTTAAGGAATCTTTTTGAGTATTACCTAAAATATTCTTTAATGCACCTACATCACTACTTTCAGCATAGTCAACATCTATATTTAATGCGTCTCTATATTCACCATTAGGAATTAATCTTTCATCAAGGTCTTTATTCATTTTACCTTTTATGAAAGCGTTTTTAATTTCAGGCATACTAATGTTTTATTTGTTTTGATTTGTTTCTCATTACTTGTGCAAGCTCTCGTACTTTAAGATTAGATAATCTAAGTTTTGCATTTCTCATTGCTGCAAATTTTTCTTTTTTGAATCTCATTACTAGATATTCAGGGTAGTTAGATCTAGTGCTTGCTACTGAGTGTATAATGTATTTATATATAGCGTCTTCTGCTAATTTATGTACTTTCATTTCATCATCGGTGCCTAAACCATCTGAAATATATTTTATAGTTACTATAATTCCAGCTAAATCAGAGCTAAAGTTTATTACTCCATTTACTTCATCAATTACAAACGTACCGTTTTTTTGCGTTAATTCTGGTATTAAACCAAATCTTTTACCAAACGCAGATATTCTTTCATGATTTAAATCGCCATCATCAGCAGGATCATTACCAGAAATATTTTGTGCACTAGCTTCTCTAAATCTTTTTGAAAGTTCAGATGAACCAGTTAATATAGTATCGTCGTTATCAAATAAATACTCATAATTATCATCTTGTAATACAGATTGAGATGGATTAGAGGTAAATCTTGCAGGTATTAAAGGGTGTTCTACACCTATATCATCTATTCTAGATATTTGCACGTAATTTACATAATCCTTCGGCATTACTATTCCTAATGATTCCGGCACCTCAACCTCTTGAATTTTTTCTACTCTTGATATCTCATAGCTAAATTCTTGTATACCACGTTTTGCATAAAACAAAACATCAGCTCTTTTCATTTTAGGTATTACTTTATCTTGACCAACATAAGCCATCATAAAGTTATTTACAATATTTTTTAATTGTATATATCTATAATTACCAGCATTAGATTTTTTTAGTTTTACTTCAATAATATCATTTACAGCTCTGCCCGATGTAAAAATAACTTTACCAGCATTACCTCCTGTATTTGAATATGAATATAAATCATCATCAACTTCTACGTCGTTTGCATATACAAGAAAATCTGCTTTACTAGCTGGCAGAGGATCAAACGTAAGTAAAAACTCTGTTTGACTTGCTGTAGCCGTAAATTTTTGAGTATTTAAATAATACTGATAATCAGTTTGTGTTAATAGTCCCATTTATTATGATTTTTCTTGTGAAACGTTTTTTGTATCTTCACCACTTGCAATACCATATAAACTATTATCTTTTAATATCATACCAGATAATGCTAATATTTTTATTACAAGTTCTGTTTCTTCCGACTCATGCAATTCAAAATGTGTAGAATTTGCCGCGTCATATAAGCCTGTGCTTGCATTTGAAGCCCACGAAACTGAAGTAGGTTCTTTTATATAATTACAAGTTACACCGCTTGTTTTTTGTTCAATAGCACCACTAGCATTAGAACCATACACCTTTACGCCAGTAGTATCTCTAATGTACATAGGAAAATCGTTTGTTGGTTTTGCTAATTGTGATTGTGTTATATATAGATAATCTTTTTGAGTCATTGATTCAGCTTCTGCACCGTTAAATACAATAGAGCCTAATCTATATAAATCAGCGGGTAAGTCTGTTCCGCTTGTTACAGTTTGATTTGTTTTTTCAAATAAACTAATTTTTTCTTCTAGTATAGCGAGCATATCAGCGTATTCGCTATGGTTACCAGGTATTCTACCAAACTGATTAATATCATAAAAATACTGCTCGAATATATCTAATTGAGCTTGATTTGCAAGATAGTTAAACTCCTGAGGCGTAATATATCCTCGTTGTTCTTTGTTTGTAATAGCTAATACTCTTTGGTATACTGTATTTACGTCTACACTCATTATATTTTTATTATAGGTTAAGAGCCCACAATCGCAGGCCCTTACCTACAATTGTTTACTTTAATTTTTTTTCAACTGTTTGATATACTTCAATACCTTCATCAGTTTTAAAGTATGCTGCTAAAGCTGAATAAGGGTTTTCATCAAATGGAACTGTCATAAGTTTTCTATCATTTGTACCCCACATAAATGTTCTATTATCGCTAGAAAGCTTGATAATACCATTTTCTACGGCTTTTATACCAATATTTCTAATATTTATGTTTTCGTCTGTAGCTAATTCTAAGAATAGCTGTGGATTTGCTCTAGCAAATAGTAGTAAATCTCTTTTAAGCTCCTTAGAAGTCATGCTAGATACTTTATTTCCCATTTCTGACCTCAAAATTGCTTCTGCCTGATCTACTTCAATTTTTTGCGCTACATTTAAAGCATTGATTTCCATGTTTAGATAATCAATATCATCTTCTGCAACTTGTACAGGATCATTCTCTTTAAATTTTAATCCATTATCTGGATGATACGCTAAAAATTTTTGCAGTACTTGTTTTTCTTTAGGTACGAAAAGCATGCCATCTCTAAAAATAATGTGACTTAATCTTTCTGGACCTTTCATTTCGTCTTTAAATATTGTTTTTTGATTTTCACAATATTTAATTTCTCTTTCATAACCTACGCTTTCATCAAACCAAAGTAAACCTCTAGTTCTTAAAACATAGCTTATAGGTGTTTGACCTATTGTTAATTGATACAATTTATCCTTGTATTGTTGTGGTTTAACCACTTTTTTTGGTGGAGCAACCATTACAGGTTCCTCAGCAGCCACCTCTGCTTTTTGTTTTTTTGCCATAATATAATATAATAAAAGTTAATAAAGGCTAGGGTGCCGAAGCACCCGTTACCTTTAATTGATATTAAGAATCAAATCTGATAAAGTTGTTAGCAGCTTGTACTACTAAACATCTTTCTGATAGATAGTGAACTTCCATCTTATCATCACCAGTTGTAGATGCTCCACCTACTGAACCAGTAATCCAAGATTTCATTTTTCTATCATCAGCTTCAGACGCTCTATATCTTACGTGTAAGAATGGTCTTCTTACGTTTTTACCTAATTGCTGATCATACACTGAAGATGTACCTGCAGGAATTAAAAGACCTTCTAGACCACCTACTAAACCTCTTGTAGATTTATCGTTAAGATATTTCCAGTCAGTTTTGTAAAAGTCATATGAACCTCTTCTAAATCCAGAGAATCCTAAGTTAAGTGCCATATCTTCAGAGTTTTCAAATACTCCGTAGTTTACACCACCTGTAACATGAGGATTTAATCCAGCAAGTAAGTCATCAATATATAAATTAGAGTCTCTATTCAAGAATAACATGTTTTCTTCAATAGCTCCTTGCTTGTCTAATTCTTTTAATAAAAGATCAAACTCAGCTAATTTATCAGGTGCAGTTGTAGAAGAATCAAATTGATCTGATGCTACAATACCTCTTGCGCCAATAGCAGCTAAAAGACCTTCAGAACCATCTGGTACACCAGCGCTCACAGATCCTACAGCTTTTTCAGCTTCAATGGAAACCATTTCTAAATAGTCTTCATATCTTACTCTTGTGTCGCCTTCAGCTTTTAAATACCATAAGTAACCGCTTTGTCCAGATTCTCCTGAAACTTCGATCCACCCGATTTGAGCTGTATCAGAACCAGAAACTTCATAGTGATCTTTTATAATCATTGGTTTGTTTGTAAAAGACTTGAAGTTAGGCTCAACAGCGTCAGTCATACTTGCAGACCCTTTTCCAAATTCAGAACCATAAACAAAGAACTTAATTGATTGAGAAGTACCAGATATACCAGATAGGTTATCTAAGTTTGTACCTCCGTAAGGTTTGATAGTTAACGTGTTAGTTGCGACTTCGATACCAGCAGTAACAAAAGCTTTAAATACTACACCTTGTACTACACCTACTACAGTTGCTCCTTTTCTCACAGCGTGAGCTTCAGTTGCACCAGAGTCGATTCCAGTAATTGCTGTAATAATACCGTTTGTTACATTTACAGTACCGTTATATGCTAAGTGAAGTCTACCTTGCTCAGACCAAATAACTTGATCAGAAGCCATAGGCATTTCAGCACCTACCATTCTTAAGAAAGAAGCCACGGTTCTATTACCGTATCTTTCGACTTCTTGCTCATATAATTCAGGTAGATACTGTTGTGCCCAGTTTACTCCACCTGAATGGAAATTTAAATAGTTAGAGGCCAACGTTGCTTTTTGCATTGCTGGCGTAACTATAGCACCGGCCGCAGGACCGGAAAATGCTACGTTATTATTTGCCATTTTTTAAATTATTTTAAAAAGTTAGTAATTTTTGAGTTTTAATTTTAATCCAGATAAATTATCTCCGCTAATTACTTTTGCTTTTATTCCACCTGCTTCAATTTCTTGATGCCCGGATCTAGGATCCATTTTGATGTTTTTTGCAGACTTTACAGATTGCTTAATAGCATCTGCTCTACCCTGCTCATAAAAGTGTTGAGCAATTGCATCGGCATTCATCCCAGTAAATAAAGCTTTGTGATAACCTGCGGCGTCATTCATAACGTTATTACTATCTAAGAACCTCTTAGCAAAGTTATTTATATCGCTTTGTGTTTCTTTAACTTCATTTACATTTTTCACATTAAACCTATATCTCTTTTCTCCAACTTTATATTCAAAACCTTTGAATTGATCATTGAAAAGGTTATTGGTTTTGCTGTTAAACACATCTCTTTGAGATTTGTTTTCTTTTTGTACTATTTCTTTTTCCTCATTATATCTATTGAAAAAATCTATAGCTTTCTGAGCTTCAGGTGTTAACCTTGACCCAGCTTTAATTTCTTTATAATAATTAGCTTTTTGATTTTCAAGATGATTTTTTGCTTGCGCAACCTCTTCTTTAAATGCTAATTTTTTTCTTTTAATATCTTTTGGATCATCAACCTCTTCATCAAATGAAAAATTATCATCTATTAAAAATGCAATTTCATCTGTTGATAAATGCGGTTTTGATTGAGTATAATACTCATGCAATAAATCCATCTGTTCGAACTTTTCATAGTCTTTATTTAAAGCTACATAATCTTCTAAAGTTCCTCCTGTATCATTCATAAACTTAACTAAGTCTTGAATGTTTTCTGGATATTCTACAGGTTCTTGTGTTTCTTCTTCCTGTAATATTTCTTCTTGTTGCGGTGCGGCGTTGGCAACTTCAGTGCTTCCAACCACTCCTGCCTCGTCAGTTGTATTTGTTTCATTGGTTTCATCGGTTATTTCTTCTATTACTGGTATTTCTTCTTCTTGATCCCGCACATCGCCATCACTTTCTCCGGAAGGTTCTTGTGCTTCGTCTTGTACTTCTTCGACCACTTCTCCGCTAGTTTCGGATTCGTCGCGTACAGGTACCTCATCTGTGCTTTGCTCTTGAACGGCATCTGTTTCTTGTTTAGGGGGTTTACTTAAATCTACTTTGTACATTTGAGATTCTTCATCAAATCCCGAGTTTTTTTGTACTACCTCTTCTTTTTCTTGTATTGACTTTTCTTCAGTCTCTACAACTTTTGCTTTAATTTCTTCAGCCATAATAAAATATTATATGATTATACAATTTATATATTACTTAGGTTCAAACGCACCTAAGCCAAAATTACCGCTCATTATATCATTGCCAGCTGATTCAAAGTTTTTTGGCGGTAAATCTTTCTTTCTTTGATCAATCAACTCACTTTGTTGACTGGCTTGTATTTTTGTTCTTTCGTCTTTACGGTCTTCTTTTTTATTTATTTTTTGTGTTTCACCGTCAGACTTTACTTTTTGCAGTGCCATATTCATTTGAAATTCTAACTGCATTAAGTCTTTCTTTAAACCAGCTTCTGCTTGTAGCTTTTGCATTTCCATTTCTGACTTAGCTTGCTCTAACTGAATTTTGCTTTGTGTCAATGCTTGTTGTTTTTGTACTTCAGCTTGAGCGGCTACTTGCTGAGCTTGTGCATTTGCTTGTGCTTGTGCTTGTATATTTTGTTGAGCTATCTCTTGGTCTTTTTCTTGTTTCTTTCTTCTTCTTAATTTTAACAATTGATTTGCAAGTTTTACATTTTTAACTTGTCTAACATCAATTGCATCATCAAGATCAATATTATTTTGACCAATAGCAACTTGTATATTGTTTTCTAACATTTGCTTTTCTTCTTCATCGGGAGCTAATTCTAAAAATATACCAAAGTCGTGCATATAAAGTTCTGTTAACTCTTCTAGCGTTCCTACATTATGAGCACCTATACTTTGAATAAAAGCATTTTTTGTTGGTGAAAATTCTAATACATCTGCAATTCTTAGTGAAACTTTTTCTGCAGTTTCTGCGGTTAAAAATAATCCACTTTGTAATATATGTCTTGTAGCTGTATTACTATTTGCAGCTGCAAGTTTTTGAACACCTACTAAAGCATTTTTATCTGGTGTGCTACCATCTCTTGCTTCATTTAATCCTGTAGCATCTCTAATCATTTGCATATAATAATTATAAGTGCTAATCAAAGCAGATAGTTTTCCAGTCCCGGCATTGTTACTTATTTCTTGTATAGGCACTTTGCCTGGATTCATATCACCTTCAGATGTAAATGATCTACCAATAATTGAACCAGTTTGGAAAAACATATTAAGCGCTTCCTGCGGATTATAATTTGTTCCATTACCTAAATCAACTTCAGCTAATCCATCAGCATCAAGGTAAACACCGTCTGGCACCATTCTTGATAATACTTGTTGTATTTTTAAATGAGTCAATTGAATCATATCTGCAAAACCTGTAATCCTACTAACTAATGACTCAATTCTTCCTTGATACATTCTAGGTGCAACAAGAGAATAATTCATTTTAACTTTATTTATATCAGCTTTTTCTCTCAACATGTTATCACAAAGTTTCCATTCTAACAACATCTTAGTTCCTGGAATATATACTCCTTGATAAAGTACTTCTATATTTTTTGCTATACGCTCGAACCTCAACCCCTCTGTTGTAGGTGGATTAAAAGCATCTGATTTTTTAATAATTTTTTCCGCACCTGTTGCTGTTTCTTTTACTTTATATACTTCATTCATATAAGTTTTATAATTAAAGTACATAACTTGAACAGTATTATTATCTTTATTATCTATTTGTGCATTAAATTTATTATATACATTATAATCCTGAGCACCTTGTTGGCTAATATTTGCTAAATCCTCATCAGTTAAATCAGGAAATTGCATTTTCAATTCATTTATAGGTATATTTTTTATTTCACCTATATAATATATATCTTCAAAATAAGGTGAATCTGTATATGAATATACAATATTTGCTGGATCAACATAATCAATTTTTATACCTTCTGATTGTGTAAATGTATTTTTAACACATCCAATACCTAAAACAGTTAAATCATAAAATAATCTTTTCTTTATATTTTCATAATTATTTTGATTTAATATTGTTTGTATTGCTTGCTCTTCTGCTATTTCAATAGATTGCTTATAATTAAGCTGCATGTGTAATTGTAATTCTTCTTCGTTTTCAGGTAATTCATCAGCAGGAGAATTATATATATTTATACCAAATTGTTCATCTGCAAAATCTGATATTTCTCTTGTCATCATATCAGATAAAATCGCATCCATATACTGAGTTCTTTTTTCAACACCATAAGGATCTTGCGAATATGCTTTTATATCATAAGTTCTTTCTGCAATACCATTTACAACTATGTCTACGAACTTAGGTATGATAGGTACTGGCTTCCAGTCTAAATTAAGATAAGATAAATCACCATTAATAGATAATTCATCTTTATATTTTTGTATACTTTGTTCTCCTCTAGCGTATAATTTTAATTTATGATAATTATTTTGATTTACAAAAAATCTGTTTTGGCCACGATCTTTTTTAAACCATTCGTTCTCAATAGATCTTGCTACCTGCAGGCCATATTCCTGAGATAGTTTTTCATCATCGCTAACCGTTTGGCTTGGGAAATAACTTTTAATAACTGATTCAGCCATAATTTTTTATTATTTTTGATATAGTTCCTTTGTTTTCGTATCTTGAAAAGCTTATATTAACTTTTGATTTTTCTCTTATAGCATGAGGCCTATATTTATTTTTATTACACGCCATAATTGCTAAACCTGAACTGATAGCTGCATCAAATCTAGTTCTTCTATTTATATCGAACTTAGCCCAATCATTTAATGTTGTATTAAAATACACATTACCAAAATCGCCATCAGGTTTTATACCTACGTATTCGTTAATATAAGTTTCAATAGCAGCAGCATGTGCTTGCCTTATATCTTCGCTGGAGTTAGGTATTCCTCCAATTTCTTTTTCTGCAACAGAAAGTTTTTTCCAAGCTTTATCGGGCCTATTCATTGAGTAACCTCTATAGCCTCTTCTTTTTAAATAATATAATAATCTTGGTTTATTATTTTCTGCAAGTATTGGCATACCGTAAAATACTAATGCCATTAATACATCTTCAAAAAACATTTCTGCTGTTTGTGGCCTAGCTATATATTCAAGAAAGAACATATTTGCAGGCGCATTTTCCATACTAAATTTTGTAAGACCGTGTAAAGCTCCTTTAGATCCTTTACCGTCGGTAGTTCCTGATATATCATAGCTATCACAGCCAAAGGCTCCCATATGTTCATTACCAGGATATTTAATTCCATTTTTAGTTATAACATTATTTTGTTGATTTACATCCGGAACCCAGCTGATTTTAAATCTTCCGTTAGGGTTTGGCGTAAACTGCACTTTCGTGTCTTTAATACCGTTTTGCCAAGAAAACGATCCAGTTGTAACTGTAGCTTCTCCAAGCACATCATCATTGTAATCAATTTGTTCGTAAATTTTAGCTAAGTTAAATATACTATTTTTTGTTTCATCTCTAAAAGCATGCTCTTCAGTTCTTGGAAATTGTCTGTAAAATTCATTTAAACCGTCTCCATCGCCCTTTAAGCCTTCAACTTCATTTTCCCAGTGTGCGATAACTCCAACATCAATAACTGATCCATAGTTATCTTCAACTGGTTTTTCTGGTGTATCGAATACAGGTAATCCATAAGAATCAATGAATCCTTCGAAATTCCATTCCATAGGAATGAACAAACTATAGAGTCCCGAACGAGTCTGTCCGTTGCGGTTTCTTTTTGTAACGTCGGAATCATTGTATAATTTTTTAAAGTTTTCACCACCTTTGTCTAAAGCATTAGATGTTGAACCCATCATACATTTACCTATTACTCTACTACCTAATCTTAACGTGGTTTTCGTGACCCTCCAGTTGTTGAGGATGTTTTCTGGTCGTTCCCATTTACCTGCTTCATCGTGGACAAGTAACGCAAGTTTTTCCCCGTCATAAGAGTTGTCCCCTGTGTTTTTCCAGTCAATTGTTGTATCGAGTCCCGCGAGCTCCTCGGTCCTTTGGTTCGCGAGTAACTTTTTTCTAGTAAACTTTGCGGCCGGTACACGATATGCCAATTCGGTTTTGGGCCTATCCATTCCATCCTGTATCGGTTTAAAAAAGAAAGGATAGTTGATTGATATTGGTACCACTTTATCTGTGAACATTTTTTTTGCATCTGCACCAGATTTGGACAATATTCCGTATCGTGAGTCTGAACTAATCGTAGCGAGATTAACTGTCTCTGATGAGGCCATAAAGCTAAATCCTGATCTACGATTTTTAAGATAGCACATTCCATAACATCTGTCGTCTGCTTTACAGGCTTCCCAGAAAATGAAGAATAATCTATTTGCTTCCCTAAATTCTGGCCTGCCAACATCAATCTTGGTCCACTGCAAGTACATGTAATGAGCCCCAGTAATATAAGTGTCAACACCTTTGTTACGGAACCAATGACCTTGTTCTCTTTTAGTAAACTCTTCATCTATATAGTTATGCCACTTGTTTTGAATATTAACTGGTAAATCTTTCCAGTCAAATATAGTTTTTATTTTTTGAAGTTCTTTTGGATAATCTTCTGCAATCCACTTATTATGCTTTTTACAAACGCTTTGGGGTTTAGGTAAAGCAATACGTAAATTTTGGATTTCATATATTTCACCAATTTCACCAGTTTTTGATATAACAATAATATCTTGTTCTTTATTATATCCATATTTCCACTTTTTAGACTTATTTAATCTTTTTATTGTGTTTATTCTAACAGGTTCTATTACCTTATATAAACTTTGCTTATACATTATTTAGATCTTTTTTCTGCAAAACCTTTAAATGTATCTTGCTTTTGTTCAATAGTTTTACCTTCTAATAATGCTTTTTCTTCTTCTATACGATGTAGTATTTCAAAAGCATCGAATATAGCTAGCTTTTTTGTTGCGGCTGCGTTTTTTAATCTGTCAGCTGAAACATCATCTTCAGTTTCAACTATAGGTTCTTTTGCAACTTTTATAAGTTCTTTAACAGCTCTATGTCCAGCTTGGATTATATTCTTCTTCGTTTCCTCTACGTTCATACTTAATAGATATTGAATTAGTAGGCACTCTATATAATCTTTCACCGTCAATAATGAATTCATACTCACTACCCGGTGTAAATCCAACTAAATCTTCTTTATTAATATCTTTAAGTTCTTTATCAACATATTTTATAATACCTTTAAAAGGAACTTCTTTTTCAATTATATTATTAGATTTAATTGGTTTAACAAAACAATATCCTTTTGGAGCGTGCCATTTATTATTTCGTTTATATAAAAATATTTGATCTAATTTTACAAAATATTTATCTTCTTTCCAATAGCTTCTGCTATTTCTTTCTACACCTCTAACGTCATACCATCTTCTAAAAACATTGTGATGCAATATAACTTCATCACCTTTTTTTATTTCTGTATTTTCTTTTTTAGGTATACTAATAACTATTCCGTTACGACTAACATATCGATGATCAGAGATTTCTGAATTTAATAGTAACTCTGAATCACCGATTTGTTTAGTATTATTATATCTTTTATTTTTAGGTTTGATTATAAAATCAAATACGCTTTGCATTAGTATTCTAAATTATATTCTACTGCAATAGCCATGTTTTTATTAAAATCTTTCCAAGGTAATACTTCTTTACCTTTTTTTATAAAGATAGAAAACTTGTCTTCTTGTTCTATTATATCACATATAGTGTGACCGCCATATACTTCTTGGCCAACAGAATAATGCATTGCATCATTTTTATAATCCCTTCCTACACTTATTTTTCTTACGAGAGACATTTTTATTCAATTATATTTACATTTATTTTACCAGTTTCAATGTCAACTTTAACATCACCGTATTTTTCTTTTAAACCAATTTGAAATTGTGTAAGATCACCTCTTACTAAATCAATTGATTTTAATATAGAATCTTTTTGTAATTCTAAATTACCAACTTGCATTGCTCCATTATTTAATTTTGCAACAAATTCTTGTAATTGTTTTAATTCTTCTTTAGTTACTTTTTTAGCAACTGGTGCTTTCTTTTTATAAGTAGTGCTCATATTATTTAATTTAATTATTTTTTATCTTCTATAAACCAATTTTTATAGACTTCTCTTTTTTTACATATGTATTCTATATACATATCAACTTTCTTTTTCCAGTCTTTATCTACCTCTGGATTTATAATACCAGATTTATAGTTAGAAAAAGTTTTATTAATATACTTTTTAGCGTCTAATTGATTTGCTAATAAGTGATTATTAATACAATAAAAAGAACCTCTTTGTATGTTGTTCCATACATCTATAGGTTCTGTTACTTTACCAGTAACTACGCCATATATACAACTTTCGCTGATATGTGTCGTATAAATACCTTTTGCTTTTTGCAAATAGTAGTACATGTTTATGTCTCTAGGTAATATATTTTCTTCACCAAAAAAATCTTTTAACTCACCAATTATTTGATGTGTTGTTATTGGATGTGGTTTAAAATAAATATTATCACCATGCAATCTTTTAATATACTTTAATCTATTTAAGCATACGTTTTCACGAACTTTATTAGATCCAGGTAATACAACTAAATAATCCTTAGGCGGATATTTGTCATACACCTGCTTTCTTTCTGTATATTTATTAGCTTTATCATCTACAATTCTATTTATAAGCCAAGAAGAATAATCAACAATTTCACCGCCACTTGAAGCAGCAGCATCTATCATTTGTTCATTTCTTAGTTTATAATTTAAAGGTTGAAGATAAAAGCATCCAGCATATTCTGTATATGCTAATGTTTTGAAATAAGGCATTTCTTCTGCCATAACATCATAGCTATGTTCTAAGCCATGTTCTCCACATTTTCTTATTACATAACCTTCGACTGCTTCTAGGTTATATAAACCTTTAGATTTTTTTAACGGACCTATACGTTTATTTAGCTCCGTTTCATTAAACATTTCCATAAAATTAAATTTAAATTTGTATAATATATTAATTACATGCTTTTATTCAATACTAACTTCTCGGATGATGCACCGTACTTCCTGGCTGCCCAGCTACTGTTGAGGGACTATACCAAGTTGTTTGTGTTTGCACTGTTGTATTAAAAGAAGTTGTATAAACTGTAGTTGTATTAAACGTCGTAGTAGTTGATTTAGAAGTTTCATAAACTGTCGTTGTAGTTGTACTTGTATTATAAGCAGTTACAGTTGACGTTGATGTATTATATTGCGTAGTTGTTGACTGCGACGTATTATAAACTGTCGTTGTTGTAGTACTAGTATTAAACGTTGTTGTTGTTGATTTTGATGTTGAAAACGTTGTAGTAGTACTTCTTGTTGTTGCAAACGTTGTGGTAGTACTTTTACTTGTACTTACGGTTGTATTAAAAGTTGTAGTAGTACTTTTACTTGTATTAAATGTTGTAGTAGTGCTTCTACTTGTTTCATATGTTGTAGACGTACTTATACTTGTTGGTACAGTAGTACCAAAACTTGTGGTAGTATCTCTAGTCGTATTAAAAGTCGTGGTTGTTGACCTTGTTGTTTCATATGCTGTAGTTGTAGTAAATACTGTTACAGTACTTGTATTAAACACTGTAGTAGTTGCTGTACTTGTATTGAACGTTGTTGAAGTAGTATATACAGTTTCAGTAGTTCTTTGTTCTGTTGTGTTTTTACTAGTTTCAAAAGTGGTTGTTGTACTTTTAGATGTTACCCTGCTGGTGTTAAAAGTTGTTGTTGTAGCAGTACTTGTGTTAAATACAGTTGTAGTAGCATACGTTGTATTAAATGTTGTTGTAGTACTTTTTGATGTTATAGTACTAGTATTAAACGTAGTTGACGTTGTATATGTTGTCGTTGTACTTCTTTGTTCTTCCGTTGTCCTACTTGTATTATAAACTGTAGTAGTTGAAAATACAGTTACAGTACTAGTATTAAAAGTGGTAACTGTGCTTGTACTAGTGTTAAATACAGTTGATGTTGTATATACAGTTTCAGTTGTTCTTGTATGAGTTGTATTTCTAGAAGTAGCAAATGTGGTAGTAGTACTTTTACTTGTCGTTCTACTTGTATTAAATGTTGTAGTTCTACTAGTTGCAAATGTTGTAGTATATACGGTTGTAGTAGAATTTGTAGTATTAAAAGAGGTTGTCGTGCTTCTTGTTGTTGCTGTGCTTTTAGATGTTACTCTACTAGTATTAAAATATGTCGTATATTCTGTAGTTTTACTTGTAGCAAATGTTGTTGTAGTTGCTGTACTAGTATTAAAAGTAGTTGTAGTGTTCCTAGATGTTGTAGTATTTCTACTTTCTTCAGTTGTTTTAGATGTATTATAAGTTGTAGTAGTATTATAAACGGTAGTTGTTGATCTACTTTCACCTGTTGTTTTACTTGTATTATATGTAGTAGTAGTATTATATGCCGTCGTTGTACTACGACTCTCACCAGTAGACTTAGATGTATTATAAGTCGTAGTAGTGTTATAGCTGGTAATTGTAGCATATACCGTAGTTGTTGACGTACTTCTACTAGTGTTTGGCATTTTAATTTATTGTTTCACCTGTTATAGGTATTATTATTTTACCACCATTTTTTAAATGGCTATTATAATTATTAACTAAATTTGTTTTATTATCTTGTGTTATGTCATCTGTTTCTGCCCATAAGTCACATATAATTATATCGTATGTTTTAGAGGGCTGATAATTCCAAGGATTGTGATTTATAATATTTATATTATTATCTATCCATGTTACATA